TAATATTTGTAATATTGTTCGTGATCAATACAACCCAGTCAAGTGACGGATTATTGTAAAATGTTTCTGCAACGTTATCTGGTCTTTCATCACCTTGAATTGAATATTTCTCAAAAGCGACATAAGAATTGAGAATATCGTCACGAATGACCGCACGTCTAAAAATGTTCTTGACACGGTTATAGTCATAAATCGACTGTCTGTCATTTGCCAGAGAAGGATACTCTAACTCTGGAAACTGTCTAAAGTATGCGTTGCTATTAAGATCGTATGCCATATCAGTATCCTACATCGTCTCCTGATTTGTTTTGATCAACATCATAAACTGGTTTCAGTTCAGTGAACTGTAAATTCATAAGAACTGCAATTGGTTGAGAATCTTCATAAGCAGACCAGTAACCATCTGGTGCATAATCAACGGTGATTGTTCTTAACGCCATCTGATGAAACTTGTTCATCTTATTGGTGCTATATTCTAATTTGAATACGTCTGGTGTTCCGAGAAGAGCTTGATTCTCGTACTTTGGAGCAGCACCCTGTTTGAACCATTTGATGATTCTTCTAATTTGACGACCCTCTTCCATACTTCTTGCGATCATCAAGAAAGAGAAACCAAAATCTCTTAAAATTGGGCCTTGGAACAGAAGTTCTGCATTTGGGTTGGCAATCTTTCCAGTTGCTCTCGCAAGAAGTTCATCTGGATCGGCAGAAATACCAATAGTTCTTAAAGCCTTAGATGCGATAATAGATCCCATAACACCAGCACCACCAGCTGCATTTGCACTCAAGAATTGACCCATTTTGGTGAAATCTTGCGTGATTCCAGTGAGAAGTTGACCCGTTGTTGCATCTTGAACAGATTTCATTGTTTGGGAGAATGCTCCAGCAGCTGCAATACCAAAAACATTCAAATCACTATCACCCCACTCTGCACCATTGGCATCACTAACTTTGGGCATCGGTAGAATTACAGTTCCACCATATTTTCCTTGACCATCTCCAGCAACTTTGTTTTCAAAAACAGAATCTGGTTGACTCATGTTTACACCAGTTCTTTGATATTGAAACTTTGTGATTTTAATATGATCTTGCCCTTTTCCTGGTGTTACATCAATATCAATCGGATATGCGAGAACACCAGAACTTTCTCTACCATATTTTGTAGAGTTTGGTGATGCAAATTGTTGCGGATTGATTGATCCAGTTCCCGTATTTCTTGTTCTGTTGTTAGAAACAACCCCATCTTGATAGAATAAACTATCTGCACTACCTAACAACACAGCGCCACTTGCTGCATTCAGTTCTTTTTGATATTCTGTCTGATAGAATGTATTACTAATGTCAGTTGGAGAGTTAGTAACAGTTAAACCAGATGTTCCTTTAAGTTGATTCCAAATTACTTTCGTTTCATCAGATTCAACAACTGTATTCCATCTTACGTTTGTTGGATCTAAAATTTTATTGTTTTCGTATACGCCTTTGATTCTTAATTCTTCATCAAGAACAATCGAGTAGGAAGTGGTTCCTAAACTACTAACAGTGTAAGATTTGCTCTTGACGCTAGACATTAATTTTTACTATAAACTTTGTGTTTTGGAACAACAATACCTCGCATATCAACAAATCTTTCAGTTGGTAGTTGAGCAACTCCAACCCATTCACTTTCTGGAATTCTATATGGTTCCCCTCTCACTCCCGTGTAGAGATATTTATGTAGTGTCTTTGGGGGTACAGCAATAGCACCTTGCGCTGAATTATTTAGAAGGCTTTTTGCAATCTCGTCTCGATATTTGAGATTCACATAATGAAGATTGCATCCAATAAATCCATTCTGTCTCATCTCAATGACATAAGTCAATGGATATGTGTCATAATAAGGCAATGAAGATGTAACTGCATCATAGGTGTAAAAATATAAGTGCCCAGGTGCAAATCCAAAAGTATCTGAAAAATCAATATCAAAATTTGGAGAACCTAGTTCTGAAATTAACTGACTACGAAACCATTCACCACTTCGACTTTTATTTCCAATCCTTTTGTTGATATTTTGGAAGATTTTCATATTCCAAGTTCCTTTTCTGTTATAATTCTGAACTCTAGTTTACGATCTTCACAAAACTCTCTTGCAGCTTTCCATTTTGCCTGATTTCTGGCATAGTTTGTCGCTTCAGTAATCAAAGTTTTCTTCGATTTACCTTTTGTAACCACTGGTGCCACGGTTTCTCGCATCGGTTTAACTTCGATTACTGATCTACGAATATTACCGTCTTTATCTTGATATTTGATAAAAAAATCTGGAAAATATCTTCTAACTGTGTTTGTTGTGGGATCACGATAAGGAATAAAAAACTCTTCAGATGCCCACTCTAAAATATTTTCATTCAGATCACAGTAGACCATCATTTTGCGTTCCCAGAGAGACCGATAGATGATATTATTGGGATTGCCTTTATACTTTTTGGGGTTAGAAGGTTTAAATATGCCCTTATAACTCATACATAGTATAGGTAGTTCAAACTATTTATTGTGTCATTTCCTCGCGCAGGTCAAATCTATCAGGAACCACTTGATAGAATTGTCAACACGATCAGTAGAGTTTCACTCAATACTTTTTATCAGGTTACGTTCTCTTTTGGTAAATCTGATACCTGGTTAAGTGGTGGAGTGAAAACTCAAGGTGCTGCACGAAATCAAGGATTAGATTTTAGAAGGAAGATGAGTTTGCTTTGTGCCGAAGCTGAACTTCCTGGGACTTCTTATGCAGTGTCAACTGCTATTGGTCATCACCAAGGTATTGTTGAAAGTTTTCCAAACTTAAGACAATTTCCACCGTTGAATCTGACATTCTATGTGGATGCAGAACATGTTGTCATTGAAGTTTTAGAGAAGTGGATGAATTATATTAATCCAGTACCTGCAGCAAAACAGACATCTTTGAACGCCTTTAGTCGATTCAGATATCCAGATTCCTATAAAGAAGTTATTCACGTCACAAAATACGAAAGAAGCACATTCAGCAAAACACCTGGTTCAAAACCAGGCATGTTTCATTATGAGTTTATTAATGTATGGCCCACAAACTTAACATCGATGCGTGTTAACTATGGTGGATCTGATGTATTAAAGTGTTCTGTTCAACTTGCATATGATCGATACTTTACAAGTTTCACTCCAGGGACTTATAATGAAATTGTAGAGCAAGTATTTAATGGATCTGCTTCTGATATTGTCAATAGATACAACTATTATGGCCCTGCATTTGGTTCAAATGAAGAAGCCAATCGTCAAGCTGCGATTCTGAGAGGGGAAACTGTTGATGGTGTTTATGGAGATAATCAACTACCATCGCTTGTTAGATAACGATAAATACTCATACTGACAATTGACTTTATATGCCATTACCAACGATTGCAACTCCTACCTATGAGTTGACTTTGCCATCAAACGGGAAAAAGATCAAATACAGACCATTTTTAGTTAAAGAAGAAAAAATTCTGATTCTTGCACTGGAATCTCAAGAACAGTCAAATATCACTAACGCAGTTAAAGACGTTCTTAAGAAGTGTATTTTGACCAAAGGTGTCAATGTCGATCAACTGCCGACGTTCGATATTGAATATATTTTTCTGAACATCCGTGCAAAGTCCATCGGTGAATCAATCAAGATTGTTGTGACTTGCCCTGATGATGGAGAAACACAAGTTCCCGTGACTGTTTATGTGGATGAGATTGAAGTTAAGAAACCAGATGGTCACACCACTGATATTATTCTTGATGACAAGATGACATTAAGAATGAAGTATCCTTCACTCACACAGTTTATTGAGAACAACTTTGAATTAAATCTGACACCTGAAGAAACTGTCAATAAAACATTCAAAGTGATTGCAGATTGTATGGATACAATCTTCACTGAAGAGGATGCTTGGGATGCAAAAGATTATTCTGCGAAGGAAAGATTGGATTTCATTGAACAACTGAATTCCAAACAGTACAAAGAAGTTGAAAAGTTTTTTGCAACAATGCCAAAACTTTCACACACTCTTGAAGTTGAAAATCCAAATACAAAAAACAAGAGCACTAT